TTGCTCTTTTAATTGAATCATGCTTCATCTTCATACCTAAAGATTCATGACCTAAATTTTGTAAAATTGAGTCAACAACACCTCCACCAACTTTTCCCTGCGCAGCAGATACACCTTTAATTTCTCCCTGCCATTGAAGTTTATCACCTCCTGTATTACGAAACTGAATTTCATCTCTCTGACCAGGGCCCCATTTAACATACAAATCAATTGACTTGAATGTTGATTTAATCCCTCTATATGAAATTTGACTTATATCTTTAGGATAATTTTTATGATTTTTAATACTGTATTTACCATTATTACTAGTAATTTTTTTTAATGAAATACCCATCAGATCACCAGAGTCAAATAAATCTTGCATTTTAGCATTTAGAACTTCTAGTGTTTCAGTTCCGTTTTCTAAGTCGGACATATCAAAAGAACTAGTGCTGATGTATATGTCGGCAGGAGACCATTTATTAATGTCAGAAAAATAAGATCCAGAATTTTTATTACATTTTTTATATAAATCTTCAATTTTAGAAACTAATGTGCTACCTCTATGAAATGTATAAGTCTTCCCACTCTTATGCAGTTTTTGATATATTAAATTTGCACCAACTATATGAGAATGAATCCAATCACCACCTACAGATAGAACTTCATCCATAGAAAGATTTCTAGTTCCAGTTCTCAATTCACACTTCTTCATAGCTTCCTTTAGATCCGATTCACTATACTTACCAGACTCTATATTAGAAGAACTCATGAATCTTAAGGCACAAAATAATGCTTGTCCTGCTTCATTCTTTGCAGTTTCAGCAGCACCTGCTCCAGATCCACCACCAATTGGTTTTATATCTAATCTAATAATCCCTGCAGTTGGATCACCTGGCTCAACTGCAACATCTATTCTATTTCCACCCTCATCTTTTTCACTAAAACCTATGTTATTTTTTAATAGGTTTTGTCTGACTGCAGAGGTTGCAGATTCCCTACTTGCCCTAGAGACTAGGACTTTCATATAAAATTTTATATTGGATCTTTCAGTTCCAATAACAATTGATTTGGGATCTATATTGTAATATGCAAAGTCATCTCCACCTAAAGAGTCCATGACTTTAAGAACTTGTTCCCTAATGGATTGGGGAATAGTGTTAGATCTCTTGGGCATAAAAAATTCCCTCTCTTCATTATTATTTAGAAGAGAGGGAATAATTTAATTAGATGTCACCTTCTTTACGATACTCGGAACGAATAACATCAAATGTTCCTTCAGGATAACGTTTCATAAGTTTTTGGGTATTTTCCCAAACAACATCTTCAAGACGAACACCGAGAGAAATACATGCTTGAGCAACATACCACATCACATCACCCAATTCAATAATAAGATGTCTGCGATTTTCGGGTGTCCACTCTTTACCTTGGAAAGCAATCTTCTTTACAATCTCCATAAACTCACCACCTTCAGCATTAATACCAACAGCAGCAGTCATAAGTCTAGAAAAGTTAACTCCTTGAGCATCAAGTTCCTGCAGTCGTGCAATAAAATCAGAATTATTCTTAGACTGTTTGCTGGTCATAAGATCAACAAACTCAATATACTTATCATAGTCAATTTCAAACTGACTATTTTCAGAACCCTCTTGACGACCTGCTGCATCTCGAAGTTTTTCAATCAACTCATCTTGTGAAAGATTTTTAAATGTTTCTGGATTGTTAGCATCGAAGTCCAGACCAAATCCTTTTGCCATAAATTATACCTCAAAATTTAAATTCAGAAAAGTTTGCTTTTGTGGGTTTATATGTAGATGGTTCATCTTCATATTGTCCCGAATCAATAATGTCTTTTTGTTGTGACTGATCTACATCATACAGCTTCATCTTCGCTCTGTCAATACCCACCACAAATCGTTTATTTGTAGTTGGATCATTATATCTATTTTTTAATTGTTTAACCATAATTTGATTAATAGATTCTAATTCTTCCGTACTAATAAGAGCAAACATAAAGTCAGCAGTAGCAGGAAGACCAAAGGATTCTGAGGTGTCAGTAAGGTCTACATCACTATTACCATAACCACTACGGGTTGTTTGAGTAGCAGATACGATGGGAACATTGTGTTCCACAGCAAGTCCCCTAAGTTCTTCAGCAATTGCCTTGACATAGGTGTAGGAATTAACGATAGTCCCCTTATATCGAGAACTTGCACAAATGTTAAGATAATCAATAAAAATAATGTCTGGGTGGAATCCTTTCTTAACTGATAACTCAGTCAGAAGTGCTTTAAAGTGTCCAACGTGTGCTGATGCTGTTGGATACTCCTTAATAATTAATCTACCCCTGGTTTTTTGTGCAATCTTCAAAACCTTACTTTCATACAAAGATTTTGGAAGATCAATTAGTTGCTGAACTGGGACGTTAAACAAATTTGCATCTATTCTTTCTGCAATTCTCTCTTCTGCCATCTCCATAGTAATGTATAGTACATTCTTACCTTGAAGAAGAACTGAACTGGCAACATGACACATGAAGAGAGATTTACCAACACCAGTTCCTGCCAAGGCAATATTGAGTGTTTTTGAAGGTAAACCACCCTTGGTGATCTTGTTAAAAAACTCCAGATCGAAGGGAATCTTTTCTTCTTTACGATGATAGAAATCATATCTTGCCTCAGAGTCATCTAGATAATCGTGTCCAACATGCTCATCAAATGATACAGATAACGCATCACTGAGGATCGAAGGTATAGAATCCCTAGTTCTAGTTTTATCCTTTCCATCTGCAATTTTAATAGATTCAAGTAATGAGAGGTAAATGGCACGATCCTTACACCACTTTTCAGTAGTATTTAACAACCAATCTTTATCGTAATTATCATCACTAAGATGATCGAGAATCTTAATGCTATTGTTATGAATTTCTTCCGTTAAATCTTTTCGTTTTGAGATCTCAATTTTTAAAACATTTGTGCATGGAATAGTATCGTAGGTGAAAACAAATTTATTGATTTCACCATAGATAATTTTCTCAGCATAATCTTCAAAGTATTCTTCTTTAATAAATGGAACTACTTTCCTACAATAAATCTCATCATATACAAGTTTACTCAGAATAATAGTTTCAATTTTATCAGACATAGTGCAAATAGGTTCCAACAATGTACTTTTCGTTGCTTACAGGTGCCTTACCTTCATGAGGCCAGGGCCAAAGTGGAGGAAATACTACAAGTCTTCCAGTTTTGGGTTTAACAGAATAATCTAGTGTTGGGAAATAAGTTTCACCACCTTCATTAACATCATTTAGATAGAAAAACATAACAAGAAATCTTCGAGCAGAATTAAAATCACCTACATCAACGTGAGTAGCAAATTGATCCACTCCATCATTATTATATTTTTTCATTCTATATTGTTCTAATGCATTATTGTCTGGCCAAAAATGACCGACTTCCAATTCATTCATGTATGCAAGACCGTATTTATGAGTTGCTTCAACTAGAACATCGTGGTTTTTATACCATACGGTTTCTTTATTTTGTGAAGCATACTCTGTAATGTTAAATTGATTAAAGTTTGGTCTTCCTTGATTATCAAATCGTTCCCATTGATCTGGGATGCTTTCAAACTCATCAATTAAAGTTTTGCAGAATTCATCATCCAATACACCATCATAAACTTTAATATAGTCATTCATCGAGTTCGTCTTCCTGAATGCTGCCTGAGGGATTTCCATATTTAAACTCCTTTTTTGCTGATTCATCTAATGCTTGCATAATGTCTGGAGTGAAGTATTTTTCAGGGTTCTCCAGAATTGTTTTTGGATAAACTGATGTTTCTCCAATCTTGATGCGATTTCCAACTTTTTGGAATACACCATACTTTTCACCAAGTTCAAGTAATCCATAATATGGATCCAATCCAGTATCATAATACAATCTGGTTTCAACTTGAGAATTTTCTTTAGTTAGACGAGATTTTTGCGTCTTACATTTAATAATGTTTCCTACTACTTCTTTGCCATCTTTCTCTTTTGACTTTGAAAGATATATGATAGTAGAAGCTGCATATTTCAATCCAGAACCTCCTCCCATTTCTTTAGTTGGAACATAAGCACCTACTACATCATATGTGTGATTAGTAACTAGCATTGGAACATTAGCTTTACCTAGTTTCAAAGTTAAAACTCTGAAGATAGATTTTGTAACCTGGGCACGTGTCATATCACGTGTTTCCTTACCTTCCGAAGAATCCTCAATTTCCTTTGAGGTCGAGAGCATCCCCAAAGAGTCTAGCACAAACATCATCGGTTGTCTATCGGATTTCTTTTGCTCTAGGTACTTATCAACAATACGAATAGCTTGTGTTCGAAATTCTTGAACAGTAACAACAGGAACAATAATCATTCTTTTAGAATCAATTCCACGTTCCTCGATCATCTGCTTAGTCATGGCAGATTCGGACTCAAAATAAACAACACCTGCCTCAGGATTACTATCGAGAAAATGTTTGACAATAGACAAACAAAAGAAAGTTTTACCTGTAGACGATTCTCCTGCAATAGCCGTAATTTTGTTTGACGGGATGCCACCGTAAATTGACCCTGATACCAGAGCATTGAAAATATAACTACCTGTGTCAATGAAAGTGTCACAATCACCCGCAGCAACACCGTCAGCAACAATACTGGCATATTCATTTCCAATCTCTTTTACTATATCCTGTAAGAAATTCATATCAATCTCCAAATAAAAATTCTAATGTGTTTACTCGTTCGGTTTTCCAACCAATTATATCGAGAATTGTCTTCAACGGTTCCAGAAAACTTTTTTCAAATTGTAGATCATGATCTATAGATTTGTCAATACCCAATTCTGTGGGAATAGTTTGTATAAATGAAATAACATTTTCATTTATTTTATTTGGTGTTCTCAAATATACAAATTTAATCTTTTCACCGTCCTGAATAAGAGGATACTTATGTTGCAGATTTTTATGCTTCAGATAAAAATTATATAGAAGTGCTCCCCTAACATGAATTGGAGTACTCTTTCCATAAATTGTAACTGAACTATAAAATTTCTTCAGTCCATTTACACTTCTGGGAAATGCAATTTGATCTGTTGGAAGTTGTTTAAATGCATTGCGAAAATCTTCGATAAATTTAATTAGATCTTCTTCAGTTCCACTCATCATCAATTTAAGAGCATCTTTAATCTTCTGACGACATGGACCTGGTGTAGATGATTTTACTGCTTCGATACCCATGATTTTAAGTTTAGGTTCAGTATACCTAACTCCTTCGATGTCCCAAGCATTAAGGATGTATCTCTTTTTAGCAGTCCAAATTCCTTTGTTAGCAATAGTCTCACGTTTCATGAACATCTTCTGTTCAAAGGCATGAACATAATCTGCTAGTTCTTGATAAGAATTTTCAATATACTTTTCAAGTTCCAACTTACACACCTTATCAAGGAACGTAACAATGCCTTCAGTAGTTTTTTCTCTTCCTTTGTATACTGTTTGGACCAAATTATCCAAACACAAATAGATAGAATCAGTATCAATTGCAATAACATAATCAACATTCTCAGTCTTAAGTATATTATTTAAATATGAATTTAGTTTCTTTTCGATCCATCGAATTGATAGTTGACCAGAAAGAGTAATTGCTTCTGCATTTGCAAGATTATAATAACGAAAGTACTGATTTCCAATAGCACCATAAGCAGAGTTGAGTTGAATCTTTCGTGCCATCTGAATGTTATTGTATTTTGAAATGTCTTTTAGCAACTGAGGATTTTTTGTATTTTCATACTCCTGTTTTGCTGCAAGCATTTTCTTCTTATAAATTGTGCGATCATCATAAATGCGTTGCATCATCTTTGGTAGAAATCCCTGCTCATGCGTATCATACATTGCACCATTTGCACATACAGTTTCGCACTCCAGATTGTCCAAGTTGATTTCTCTGTTCAATAACTTATCTACAGTAATTCCAGGATAACGTTTACTACTAAGAGTTTCTGGAGAAATGTTATACTGCATGATCAAGTGTGGATATAGAGAGTTCAAGTCGAAACTCACTACCCAATCATATAGACCAGGAATAGGTTCTTTTACATACGCACCTGCATACTTATCATCTTTTTTACTTCCTTGTTTTGGAGGAACCACAAGATTTTGTTTCTTTAGGAAATTAAAAATTAGAGTGTCCCACATGCGAACTTGGGAGTATACATCATCAAAATTAACTTTGGCATCATATGCCATGGTAACTGCAAGTTCAATCAGTTTCATCTT